GCAGACAGAGCCCCTAAAAAAAGGCCCACTGACTTACGACCCTTCAATTGATTGCACCGGGCACACGCTGCGACAAGATTGTCCATCTCATCACCACCGCCATCAACCTTTGCAACAACATGGTCACAATGGGTAGCACCTGGAGTGCCACAATACTGACAGATGTATTGGTCACGAGCTAAGACTCGCAGTCTCTGTGCCTTGAAAGCACCTGTATTGTTTTTATGTCTTAATGCCATTTGTATCTTCTCCAATGCTCTAAGGCCAAAGCAACTGATCCATAACGATTGACAGCATAACGCACACACCATTGCACTTGCTGCTTATAGTCAGCATGGATGAGGTACTTACTACGGCCCTGACATATACCCACATGTGAGCCATTGATTGCCTTTACATTCCAATTACTTTCTTTCTGCCACAACACTAATGCAGCTGAGAACTCTAAAGGTGTAAGCATGTGTCCAGCGTATGATTGTATTGTTTTAATATCTACTGCACTTGCTCCAGGGCTGCTAAGCAATAGACATAGCCCTGCCAATAGATGCACAACACACCGCCGGGCTATCCCTAACGGGCCCTGCCGTGCGCTATGCATCTTAGCAAGACTGTCAAGTAACAGCGTGAATCTTGGGCGTTTCCCACAGGATAGCCACACCTGTGGATAACCCTTGTGGATAACTATGTGTCTAACCATAGGCTGAGAATGCGCCCTACCACTAGACCCAATAGGAGTCCCAACCAGAACATCATGGTGCATCCTCCATGCGACACACGCCCATGATGCCGCACCTTGTGCATTGCAATACTTTGACCGAATCCGGCAATGTATCAACAATGATCTGCTCAATCTGCTCGGTGATTTTCTTACACTTACGGCATTCATAACGAATTGTGACGCTCACTTGCATTCTTCGCATGCCCATCTCCTATCTAATCGTGGGTCATAACGCCACCGGCCTTTGGCCAATTCACGGCGTTCACCGCACCAATAACAGATTTCGCTAGGGATAACCGCTGCCCATCCCATTACTTCACGCTTGCAATCTTGGGAACCCAATGGCCCTCACCATTGAGCACAAACCAGTTTGTCTCACATTGCTCGCCTGAATTTAGGGTTTTAATGCAACCCATACCGTAAAACTCACGGCCATTCTTTTCTCCGGCAATGACCTTGCGATCCCCATGCTTGCAATGCCATGCATCAAAAGCCTGCGCAACTGGTGCTGGTGTTGCCCAGGGGTCATAGATTTGCGTTTCAGTCTTGATGGCACTTACCGTTGCTTTAGGTGCTTCTTGGCGTGCCTTAACTTCATCCAGACTAGCGATTTTCTTTGAAGGTATGCCCAATGCAATAGCACAACGGCCCCATGCACTCGTTTCAGCATTCATCAACTCGCTTCCCTTTGTGTAAGGTGTTTTGCCAGGTACTTCCTCCCAGGCACAAGCGATAGCCGGACATGCATCAAATGGGTCACGATACAAAGCAGCTGTATAGGCGATGTAAGTTGCACCGCCAATCTCGACAACCTTGAACGGCTCCATTGGATTCGCGGGACGAAATACTGCCTCTGGGTACATCTGTTTCACTACTCGAATGCGCTCTGCAACATCCACATAATCATCCATGTTGAAACTCATAGCATCATCCCTTCATCAATAGCGACCCACACAATGCAGGCATTGCCTTTGTGATTCTTACGGGTTCGGCCAGTGTCAGTGATTGACCCGGCTTTGACGAGCGCGCCGCGCGATGGCCTGACACTATTGCCTTCAATGTGCGTGCCCATTTCAATCTCATAATCTGTTGCACCATTTAGACCACAACTCTCAATGTAGGCATAAACGGCGCGATTGACGGAGCCAATGTGCGGCTCAACCTTAAGCAATGCTTCCAATGATGTGCGCTGTAGGCTCATTTGTTGGCCACATCTCGACGGCCAACAGATCGACCCAAGTCAAAACCTGTGCGATGGCCTTTGTTCATTCCGACCTCATGGCCCCATGTGTAACCTGCCCACATAATGCAGCTAAGAAAGATGACAACGGTTGCAAAAACAAACCAGTCTGGGAATGTGCTCATTGGTTAGCCTCGCCTTCGATTTTCCAATAAGCCTGAACGGTCTTGTCTAAATCAAATCTAAAATGACCACCTGGAGGTTTATAGGCTTGGATTTTCTTATCGCGTACCATGCGGCGCAATGTGCTGGATGAAATCTCAAGCACCTTAGCCATCTCAGTTGTGCTCATGTATGTGGGTTCCATTAGTCGCTCCACTTTGCAGCATAATCAGTTAGAATGGCAATGTCACCAGTTGCACCATCAAATAACGCTTGGTGTGGTTCTGCAATAGATTTCAAATATGCAGCTGCTAAAAGGTAATCCGAATACGACTCGCACCAGAATGCAAACTCCCAGTTATAGTCAACTTCAGTCATGGCAATGACCGGCTCAAACCGTCCTTCTTTGGCTTTCCAATCTGTGCCAGCCCAACGCATTTGCATGGATGTTAGATGGTCAAAATCCTGCGCCGTTAAATCTAGTGAAATCTTCATAATCAATTCCACTCCTTGCTCATGATCTGAAACTCTGCATCAATTGCTTGGATGGTCATTTCATCGCACTTCATGCAACCGCATTCGATAGCGTCCGCAAATTCAGTTGATTCTTTTTCCAACTTTGCGCTTATATCTATGTACAAATCTGCCATTCTTGACATGTGAGGCCCTTTCCTAAGTACCACCAAACGGTGATGGTATTAGGATACACAACTTGCACGATATGCACAACATGCACGACTATCGGCGTGTCTAACGCTCCAGCAGTATGGTGTAAATGTGGTCCAGGCGAGCCTCAAGCCTGTTGACCTGCTGTTTTATGCTATCCCCATTGGCGGTGGGGCCTATCTCATTCATTATCGACCGGACAACGAACCGGACCGCCCCATAAAGCCCAGACAGGATGGCCATAACCCCCACGCCAACGGCCACCCATGCCTGGACATTCATTCTACTTTTTGCCGACTGTAATGCTTGAATCTTTCGGATCAAGTGCACGCAAAACTGGAGCGATAAAGCCTGCTACCAATGCGTTGACTAGAATTTTTGGATCGGTAATGCCTGACATGTATAGCGCGGCACATGATGCCAACGCTGCACGAAGATACGACAAGGCCGCCGCTTTGAGTTGTGAGTTCATTTGTTTTCTCCTTGTATTTTCTTAATCAATGCAGCCGCTTTGGTTGCATCAATGCTTATCTCGAAGTGCATTTCATCTTTGCGTGAACGGTAATCACCGCCCCAAGTCAACCCGTATTTATGAGCTAGTGCTCGAATCATCGGCACTTTACCGGCTTCAAATGTTCCAATCTGGCCCAAAGGATGTTTGCTTGCATTTAGATCGATGGCAGTCCCACTTGCATGGTTGGAAAGTTTGTCTGTTGTACCCCTGACCATTCTAAAACAATAACCCCAATCATCAAGGCCACCTTCATCTAACGGTTCTATCAGCTCGTGAAACTCAGCTGCAAAACCGATGAGCAACGGTGCTACCTTTTCGGCGCATCTAAGTTTTAGCGTAGTACCAGGCACAGAAAAAGACTTTACGCCTATTTCTGCCTGGTCTTTACTGGCAGGCCAGCCGTTGTAACTTGTGAGCATTAGCCAAGCAACAGTTTTGCTTCATCGGCAGTTATGCCAAGTTTGGCAAGAAGAACTACTTTGTCAGTAGCCGCTTGCTCAACCTTACTTTTAGTTTCAGCAATTTCTATTTCTTTTGCTAAGAGATTATTTGCCCATTCATTAATTTTGGCGTCATAATCCGCACCGATTAACTCTGTATATCCGTCCTCATCGCAACCCACTTTAATTGTTGGATATTCTTCTTTTAGTGTTGCTACTATTTCGCTTATCTTAGTCATTAGTTAGATACTCCATATACTTTAATTAGTCCTGAAAATGTGCCCGAGGCCACAGATAAAATAAACCCATCAATAGCTGATGCAGTTGAACTTGAATAACCTTCGGTGACTGAACCGCTGACAGTAATATCAAAGCCCGTACCATTCCAAGTTGGGCGCTCGGCCACTGCCACGCTACTGAACCAGAGTTGAAGATTGCTTACACCTGTGCCACCTGGTTGCATAATTACTAAAGGTGTCGAAGTGCCGCCAGCAGTTTGAGTATTTACGGCCGCACCGCTGGAGCCTAGAACGGTACGCGAACCATAATAAACACCAGTACTTGAAGTAACGCCCGCAATACGAGTCTGTAATAATAATTCTTGATTTGTGCTAGTTGCTAAATCAGTAAATAGCACTAAATAATTTCTATAAGTTGAAGTAAATACACCGTCAAAAGTTGTACTCGAGTTAGCAGCTGAGGATATTGTCCCTGTCTTAACTAGCGTCAACGCGCCACTGCTAGCCGTTGCCCATTTTAATCCAGTTGCGGCAGTTGAATCAGCCGTGAGGACTTGGGCATTTGTGCCAACTGCTAGACGGTCATTGACTGTAGAATAAGTGTAAAGATCACCTTTAGTAGTTAGTGGGCTATCGGCTGCATCTACTGCGAAAAATATGGCCGCGCTGGTTGAATTAAAATAAAGCGTTCCAGCATCATATTGCTTGAGTGTTAAAACTGCGCTAGTGCTGACTGTTGCAGTGCCAGCGGTAATGGTGCAAACTCCTGCGCCTATATTTTGAATTTGCACCGTGTCCCCAGCACTAAATAATGCAGTGTTGACCGTGATAGTTGTAGCCCCGGCAGCGTTCATCTGAACAACTGTGCCAGCGTCGGCGGCCACTAGTACATAACTAGTTGTCTTTGCCGTAGTTGAGCCGCCGCCCATAGCCGTTTGCTGAAGGCTGGTCATCTGGGCAGCTGTAAGCACCTGCCCGGTTGTAAAGGTTTGTTTTGCCATTTTGTCTCCTTAGTAACTCAGCACACTAGTATCAAGTATGCCACTGATTGTTGAATCAAGGATGAATCCATCAATGATGGGCTCAAGTGTCGTCATGACCACTCTCCATGAATTTGGTGTGATTGCCATGCCTTTGCCAAAGACTTGCAACCGTTTAGTCAAAGTTGTTGAACCCGGCTGTTTCGTCGTAATAGTTACAGGATCAAAGTAATCCAAGTCCAATGCGGCAATAATGCCCGTGTTGTAATTTGGCGTGTATAAATCCATTTCAATGGCATCACATCGCACGCTGGTTTCAGCATTAGAGGCCACGAAACTTTGGGCATAGTTTAATGCATCGCCCGTTGTCTGCATGAGCAAATTCTGTTGATTGTAAGAATGCAAAAAATACTTATCAATGCTGGCCTGATTTGATGCAGTTTGAACCGCTAAGCCAGTAGCAGTGATGTTGGCTTGGTTATAGACCAGCAAATCATTTGTGACCCACACGGCGTTGAAGTAGGCAATGCCCGTGCCATCATCGTTAAAATCAACACTTGTGCCCGTAACACTTGAGGCCGTGACAGACCTATCTTGAAATACAAAACTTCCCGATGCGTCCACATACAAAGCACCGAATTCAGTCGTCTCGACGGTTTGCAATGCCGTCAATGCAGTTCTCTGAGTTCCCGGATCAACTTGGCAAGTGGTCAGTCCTGCATCCACATCGCGCTGACTTGCTGGCCACGATATAGCGTCCAACAAGTTATTTATCCGAGCACCTGTGAGTTGACCGGCGCTAGTTCCAGCAACGGTTGCAATCTGTGCATTCTGTGCAAGTCTGAATGCGTCAACGGCTTGAATGGTTGTCAACGCAACATCACCTGTACCTTGTTGGGGAATACTTGTGGAGTAACTTGTGATGAACCCCGAAAAAACTGCATAAGTAACTGAACCATAGGTGGCAGTTATCTGCACTTTGCGCATAGGAGTTAAAAGGTTGTAATAGGGCCCCGCCGTATTTTGGGGATTGAAGTCACCGTTGACATCAACAATCACCAAAGTCAGCGTGCCAGTTTGGAATTGATTAGTTTGAGCACTGCGGCCACGCCTTGTTTCAATTTTATTGACCACATCTGAAACATCAACAATGATGGAAGTTGAATCAGCAAGGATGTTTGTATCGAGAATGCCTTGATCTAAAATCATCGCCTGCGCGAACGAAGGCCCGGTGCTGAAATTTATGAATGCGTTAATTACTGGAATGCTCATCCGGCAATCGTTCCTGTTGGTACTAGGGAGTTGCCATAGCGATTATTAGTTAAAACGGCATCAGCAACAACTTGGATGAGGCCGCTGGTGTTGTCATTGATGGTGATGGTCACGCCGCTATCTTTGGACGCTTTGTCGCTTCCAATGTAAGCTCCCAAAGCATCTGCAATGTCAATTGAGTTGATTGAATCTACAATTGCAGCGTAGGTTTCACCTGGAATACTAGCTGCCAATGCATCAATAATTGCTGCAACACTGGTTGCTTGAGCATCAATGGCATCTGCCGCCGCTTGCGTTGCTGCCGTAGCATCGGCAAAATCTGCCGCTGTAGAACCAATTGCATCAATAAAGTCTGGAATTGTTGCAATTGCCGCAATGGAGTCTGATTCAATAAATGCAGCTGCTGCATCTGCCGCCGCTATAATTGCATCAATCGCAGTGCTGGCAGTAGTTCCACCAGGTATGACCGGCGTTGCACCAGGTATGACCGGCGTTGCACCAGGTATAACCGGCGTTTTGCCACCTGCGGCGGCTGCTGCTGCATCTGCCGCCGCTTTAGCTTTGGCTGCTAAATCCGCATCTGAGCCAGGAAAACCCGATGAGCCATAATTGCCAATAGTTGTGACCCCAGCCAATTTACCTAATGCAACTTGTGCTAGACCTGAATTTGTGGCTAATTTAGCAAGAGAATCTGCTGCCGCTATTTCATTTTTGAGTTTGTCAGCCTGCGCCTTGACCAGTGCATCATTGGCTGCTTGAGCAGTTTTACCTGTTTCATCGAGAATTGCAATTTGAGCACGGATGCGTGCTTTTGTTTCTTCATCGGTTGCATTGTTTAATGCGGCATTGAGGCCAATGCGTTCTAAATCAAACTTGGCTTTGAGTTTGTCTAGGGCAGCTTGATCTGCCTTCATTTGGGCTTCTTCTTTGGTTGTCTTGTTTTTTGCCGTCAATAAGGCAAGTTCATCTTTTTTGGCTTTAGCTAGTTTAAGGGCTGCGGCTTTATCTGCTTCAGCCGTATATTTGTTAGCAGCTGCGCCGCCATATTGTTGACGGCTGAGCATGTCTGCTTTGGCGTTGGCTTTATTAAATTCATTCATTTGAGTAATTGGATTTGTGCCTTTGGTGTTATAGACAAAGAATCCAATTATTTTTTGAAGTCTTTCAACGCCGATAATTGCGTCACTGATTCCGTTAGCAAAATCATTGATGCCTTTAAGCGCACCATCAAATCCGTTGCTACCGTTTAACTCTACAAGTGCTTGAACCAGACCTTTGCCAATGCTTTCTTTGGCATTATTGGCTGCAACATTAAGTTTTTCTAATGACCCGGCATAAGTGTCAGCTGCTAAAACTGCTTGACCACCGGATATTTTGGTGATTTGTTTGAGTATGTCCTCAAACTTCATCCCTGCTAATTGAGTCTTACTGAGTCCTAATCCATATTTCATCAATCCACGCGTGTTGCCAGCGTAGGCCTTAGACAAATCTGCCGTGACGCTAACTACATCCAGACCACTCATCGCCGATAAATCAAGGGCAGTTTTCAACAAGTCTTGTGATTTGCGCCAATCACCGGTTGTGGTCAATAGTTTTTGATAAGCCGGCCTTAGTTGATCATCGAGAACACCAAATTGAGTTTCAAGATTTGCAATAAAATCTTTGACGGCAGGATTGGCATAAGCAAGTCCAAGATTGTCTAGGCTTTTAGCCAATATGCGTGCAGCTTTATCGTCAGCAGCAAAGGCTTTGATTGATGCTTCACCGTAAGCCAATAATTTTTGGGCAGCAAAAACCCCTAAAAAAGATTTGCCCAATTTGGCAACCGATTTGTCAAACTTGCTGAGCGACTTAGTGGCCTGATTGACGCCTTTGGCGTTGTAGGTGGAAACTATGGGAACTTGAATCATGCTAAGTCACCTCCAAAGGCCTTGCGTATATTTAACCGCGTTTGCAATTGGCGTTCAGAATCAAGCACGGCATTGGTAATGCCTCGAATGGCTTTGCCATTATCTTTTTCTACTGCCCTGAATATGAGGCGTCCATCCTTTTTACCGTGAATCTGTCGGTAACCATCGCCACGATCAATGGCATCAATAAATTGTTTGCCTGCCTTTGGATTGCGTGAGTGTGAAACCTTGCGATCTGTAGGCGATGCCTTAGGACCGCCCCAGGGCAAGCCGTCAGGATGTATGCGGCCGGCAGTTTCATAAATTGCTCCAGCAGCTGATTTGTTTTGCAAAGCATACTCAGCGCGAAATCCCGTGCGTGTTGGCTTCATGCCGCCAACTTTGGAAACCAACCCGGCTTTGATTTCAGCCGTTTGAAACATAGGAAATGATCGACTAGGAAACGCCGCTGCCTGTGATCTGATTTTTCCGCCTTTAGAATGTATTTGCCATCCAGACAAAGGTGAGTTTGCCGGCACAAATCCTTTGGCGTCGCTGACCATAACTTTTAAGAATGAGCGTGCTTCACGGTCTAAATTGCGCTTTAAGTCGGGTGCAAATTTGCGCAAGGCTTGCTTAGTTTCTACGAGCCCTCGCACGACTACTGGCATTGGCTCGCTCCTTTGCTCTATCGGCTAAGACTTGCAAAACTGCTTTGAACATTCTTTCGTCCATCTCTAACACTTGCGTAGGGCTTATTCGAAGTTCTACCGCTAGTGAGGCCACTAGGTAGGTGAAACTGCCCCGGTCTATTTTTTTACAGGCTCATCATCCATAACTTCAACGGAAATAAGAGTTTGCAAAAACTCTTCTCCAAATGGTGGAATGACTTCGATGCGTTGTAAAGCATTATGACATAACCAATATATGTCACTTTGTTTTTCTTCGTCACGAAACTGCTTATGAATTCCTTTACCTGTGTACTTCTCAAACGCGTATTCAACCACTGGGGTGATTTGTACAATCACTTCCCCAGAGGCCCTGGTGATCTTTAAGCGTGCCATGTCTTACTCCTTAGAATGCTACGGTTGGTGAAACAACCACTGTTGTGTTGACTGTAAATGAAAGAGATGATGTTGCATAATCTGCGACTCCACCTGATCCAACTGGTGTCAAGTTATTGACAAAGATGGAAAATTGATAGGACGGATTTGTTGCACTGACTATTGTGCCTTTGACGGTAATCATTGACACTGCAATTGTTGTTCCAAATGCCGCGTTCAGTGTTGTCATGACCTGAGTTGCTGCCCAGTCATTGATAAAGTCCAGCGTCAGCGTGGCACTCTGCAGGCCAGCGGCCACCTTGTGTGCCTGATCTGACATAGTTGTAATTTCGATTTCATCTACTGTCTGAGTCAATGTGACTGCTGTGACATAGGATGAAATGTCAATCGATGGGGCGGTTGGCGCAGCTGCGGTTGCAAGTTTTACGCCAACATTATTATTCAAATAAATTGCCATGTTTTATTCCTCTTCCTTTGTTGTCGTAGGCTGTGCAGCCTCTTTTGTGTCTTTGATTTGGCCAACCTTTACCAGCCAAGCCAAATTCTCTGCGTCCGTATTAGCCATTTTTAGCTCCATGTCGTTAGTATTGAAATTGAAAAATCTGATGTGAGCATTGGCCCACTAGGTGCATCCAATACCGATGGAGCCGATGCGCCGGTGATATTGAATACCAATGATGAGTTTGCAAGTTTATTGAACACCGCAACAATCGTGCTTTCGATGCCGTTCAAATTTCCCTGGTTGTCCAGATATGGAACCGTCATGATGACCTTGAAATTGGCCATGCAATTAAGTGTGTTTTGTGAGTTATTGGATGGAACTAAATAAGGATCACTGGGAGCAACTATCACTGAATTGGCAAGAATTACTGGCGGTGGAAAACTGAAAGTTGACCACACACCGGCATTGGCTAAAGCCGTTGCTATCGTTGTGCGAAGTGTTGTCAGTGCCACCGTCGTCATTGCTCATCCGACCATTGTGTTGGGCGAGAGATATGGCGCAAGTAATCCTCTAATTGAGGCCATCAAAGTGTTTGACATTCTAAACGGGCTCATTTGATATCCGTCAACACCCATTGCGCCGTTCTGCACTGACTGTCGTGATTGCCAGATATTTGTGGCCAATATAAGTGAGGCCGATCTAATCGCCGCTGTGTTTGCATAGGTTGCCGTCTTATCGTCCGGCCCGGACATTTGACCATACGGTTGAACCAGGTGCATTGCAGCATCTGCTGCAACATTGGCAAATTGAATGTACTGATAACCCAATGGGTATTGGTAACGCGTTGGCAAAAATAAAGGTGATGCGGTTGTTGTATAGGGCCCAATCGCGGTGATCGTCTTGACTCCGTTATACCCGGAGCCACTGCCGGTGATTGTTATCAGCTGACCAGTGACAAATTGACCAGGTGAGGCTATGACAACCGTTGCAACATTTGATGCCGTACCCGTTGCCACAACAGGGGCCGTGTTAAACCAAAGAAATGAATTGATAAGGTCTTGAGCAGTTTGGCAACACTCTTCAACTTGAGGATCGGTATAAAGCGTGCCAATTCCAAGTGAGTCTCTCAACTCTTGCATTGTCGTATAAGTCGCGGCCATCATCATCCTTTCTTTGATAAGGCTTACAGGGCCAGGGCCTCCTAGCCCTGTAAGCGGCTTAGGGTTTTATTTATGTAAGGTTATAGCGTTGCAGACCACCGGACACCAAAGTTTTTGTGGCAAAATAACCATAGAGCATGGTGCTGATTTCACCAGTAGCAACAACATTGACGGAAAGTGTCAACTTAGGTGATTCGTAAATTGCAATGCTCATTGGATTAACAATGAAGGCGCAGTCATCAATCGTCGTGCTGACCATAT